CAATTGGTTTTGCGAAATGCCTTGTTTTGCTTCTTCTGCCCACTGTTTTTCTAATTCATTTAGCGTTTTTGCGGACTCTTTGTCGTAAGTGCTTTCAGGCGTGGTGCGAGAATCAATCGTGATTTGCGAGTCGGCAAGCTTGATTTGCTTAGCGCCCGGCATCATTCGTATTGCAGCAACTTCTGCTTGGTTACGAGGGTCAACCTCGATAGTGACAATCTCGCCAGTCTCAGGGTCAGGAACTTCGTAAATCAAAGGTTCATACGGCTTGCCAGCAAGCTTGATCCTCTCAAGCTCCAGCTTGTTCAAATAATCTGTTGCCGCCCTCTCATCTGCCATAGCCATCTGCATGGCCTGCAAACCAACTTGTCTATCTAGTGCAATACGGCTTTCTTTATCTTTGCGTAAACGATCATTGAAGTTTGAAAACCCAATGCCTGCACTACGAAATGCGCCAGCAGTTGGGTCAGCAGAGAGCATAGCTTTGCCAATGTCCGAAGCCATATCGTAAAAAGTTGGTCGAGTAGACTGAGAAAAATATGGCGCAAGGCGCTGAGAGTATTTTTTATAGCTTGCGTCAAAGTCAAAAGGCTTTGGTTGCGCCGGAGCGGGAGTCACTGGAGCGAGCTTGCGCTTCATCTCATCAATCGCTTCCTGCTCTTTCGACGGCATACCGAACTGAGACCGTAGCGCATTCGTATCAACAGCCGCCGCCTGATCAACAACGGATTGAAGGTCATCGTCCATCGGAGCAATCCCGCCACCATTACTCAAGCTTTGAATCTGCTGCTCTAACTGCGCTCTTGATATAGCCATTACTGAGGTTGTCCCGTGTTCAAGTAGCTAGATGGGTTATACATATTTCCCAAAGCACCCAATGAGGACAGCCCAGTGCCAAGGCCAGCTTGTGTTGCATTAGGCATACCCGTGAAGTTTGTCGTGAACTGTTGTGTGCCCGCTGGTGCCATGTTTACAAACGGCATCAACGCTTGGTACTGAGCCAGTGGCGCTTGCTGAGCCTGCAACAAGTCAGCACGTTGTGCGTCAAGCTCTCTTTGGCGCAAGTTTTGGGCAACATTACCCATGTTCATCATAGAAGCAGTGTCTATTCCCCCTGCTCGTTGCAATTGGTCACCAGCTTTCAAGCCAAACCCAGCGTAACCCATTTGCGCTCCGCCAATGCCTTGGCCAGCCCTAGCCGCTTGCCCACCGACCCTGCCGTAAGCGTCCTGTAAAGAACCAGCTATGCCCATGCCCTCTGCACCAGCAGATCGACGTGCTGCCGCATCCCTCGACCCATAATCAACGAGAGTAGAGCCAAGTCCTGTACCAGCGCCAAATCTAGTCTGAGCGGCGCGTGTAAGCCTGTCACCCATTCGCTCAGATGCGCCAAGTTGCTGCCCAGCAGTGGATTGAACTAGGTCGGTGTAACCCGTGCCTGCCGCATAGTCTTGTCCACGAAGTCCAGCCAAGCCAGACGCCGCAGATCGAGCGGCTTGTTTCTGCCTCTCATCCTCAGCAATAGCCGTCTGCTGGGCCTGTTGGAAGCCCTGTGAGCGCAAAGCGCCTACGCCTTTAGAAAGCCCTCGGCCCAAAGCCTCCGCTCTCTCAGAGGCGCTCAATCGCGCTCTGGAGCCAAAAGCTGACTCTCCGCCCCTTTGTATGTCTCCAGCAACCGCGCTGATGTCTTGCTGAGCAAGCCCTTCGGTTGCGTCTTGAATCATCTGCTGAACGACTTGATCTTCGTAAGGATTTTGCAACGACTGTGTTGCCGCACCCAAATCAAAATCGCCAGTTGTTCCACGGATTAAGTCTTCTGACTCGCCAAGACCTTGCCTAAGCCTTTGCGCCTCAGACTGCCCAAGCTCCCGCACCCGTGCCAAGTCCAACCCAAAACGCTGCGCGTCTTTGACCCCTTCGCGGGAGATATCTTTGAGGTCGCCGCGCAACCTTTCTTCCGCAGCGATGGCTCGCCCACGGCCCTGTTGAGTCGCCCCCATCGCGTCAAGCATTGCCTTATCTCTTTGGTCTAAACCAAATCGAGCAGCGTCCTCTATCGCCTCTAAGCCTTTGCGCGAAGAAGCGGCCTCGTCAGTAAATCCTTGTCGCATCGTATCGATGCCCGTTTGATACCTTCCCATCGCATCGGAGATGAATGGCTGTTGCACTCCGATGTTTTCTCGCGCCATTTCCATTGCACGAATTTGATCTGGAGAGAGACCCGCGATCTTGGTAGGCACAACAATCGGACGGCCTTCTTCGTCGAAGAAAGTTCTTTCAGCCGCTCGAAAAGCGCCGGGGATAAAACCGGGCTGCTCTTCTGTGCCAAAGAGCAGCATCCGTGTATATGGATCCATACCTTGTTCGACGCGCGTAACGCTTTCTGCTATCGCCGCGTCACCGCCCTCTTGGAAGCGTTTTACTCTGGCCAGTTGACCGGGTGTCAATATGCTCATGCTGCGGCCCTCTTTGACTTCGGTTTATCTGCATACTCGGCAAACAAATCCATCATCTCATACATCAGCTCAGTGCCTTTTTCCCGACCCTCTGAGCCATTTGGTGTAAGGGTAATAATGCCACCGTCACCCTTGTTCATATCAAAAGCTCCAGCTCCGCGCACCGCTCGTCCAGTCATGACGAACTCACCGTCTGACAGCATGGCTGGAATATCATCGCTGGTTTCTGTACCCGGCCCGTTAATTTTGCCGTCCATTTCCACGAAGTCCTTCACCGCCACATCTCCGCCTTTAGCAAACGCCATGACTGGGCCTCCGTAAGCGGCGCTCATGACGGGCTGGGCGGAGGGTTTTGGGGTTGGCCTACCGCCGCTTAACAAAGGCATGTTGGGGCCGCTAGGGTATTGCATCGTGGTCATAGAGTTCAAAGGTACGCCTTTGTAATCTTTTGCCTCGTCATATGCCATTTTTCCGAGAAACGCCGACAAAGCTAAGGGGCCGAGCTGTTTCACGATGTCGCTACCAAAGAATTGCGAGAGCGAGCTTAGAATGCCTCCTTTACCAGATCCAGCAGCTTGTTCTGCCGCCTGAGCGACTTGACCAGCCGAGGCGACTGGGCCTGCTTGTCCAGACTTTATGAAGGCGGTCAAGATGTCATCTGCTGTGCCACCCGCGTTTGATGCCTCAATGCTGCTCAGCGTGGTTGCATAAGTTGGATTAGTCTTTAGTGTCGCCAAAACCTGCTCTGGCTCATATACCCCCCGCTCCATAACATTCACGACAGATTGCGGCAAGCCAAGGGACTTACCAAGGGCATCAGCGCCCATGAGCGTTCCCGTTGTCATGACATCACCAGCAGAGCGGCCCATGCCTTTGATAATCGTGGATATCTCATCTTCACCCAGACCTTGCGCTCGCAATCCAGAAACCAAATCTGGATCGGCTTGGCCGACAGTGTGAGTGCCAAAAACGTCTTTTCTGACATTGGTAAACAAGTTTCCGGGCGTATCACCCTCGAAGACATAATCACCAAGGCTGCTGATGCCTTTGCCGACATTGCCAAAAAAGCCTACGTTATCTTTGCCCTTAACGAAAAACTCCGTCACATCTCCGACGGTATCAGCTATGTTAGTGCCAAGGCTTGCGATCCCTTTCCCAACATTGCCGAAAAACCCAACTCCATCTTGACCCTTTGTCACGAACTCTTTGATGCCACTGAGAGAGCCAATGCCTTTTCCTGCCTGACCAGCAGCATCACTGCCCGGTAGAGGAGAAAACACGGTTGCAAGCATCAAAGGGTTTGCTCGACCTTTCGCAACATCATAAATCGTTGACGCTTTGGCTATGAGTGCGGCAGGAATTTGCCAAGGGCCGGGAATAAACTGAGCGACTTGCGCTATCGGCTTAACTACCTTCTTGACTACTTTCTTGACGCTTTTCCACGTCTTTTTGAACCAACCAAACTCTTCCAGTCCAGTGATTGGGTTTAGGCTCGCAATACCTGCGCCTACAACCGACGCTTGCGGATCCATATCAAGTTCTAAAAGCCGCCTTTCAACCGCAGCCTCAAACTCTGGGTCATCCATCGATTCAGGCGGAAGAACGATCTCGCCGGGCCTGACGTGAGCTAGAGTCACGTCACCGCCCCGACCAGCTTCAGAGAGCTGTAAAGCAAGATCAGCCATAGGCGCTTGCGACCCCACCTCTGAAGCTTCGATTAAGCCGTCAATGTATTGCCTTTCGCCCTCGTCTTCGGCCCCAGCTCGCGCCATCATGAGGTCGTTGATCGCGGTTTCTAAGCTTTGCCTTTCACGGTCTGGCGGGACTAGCGCCTCGTCCGTCACCATTGATGCTTCTGCGCCTTCAAGGTCTTCAACCAAATCAAGCTCAAAATTGGAAAACGGCCCCGGCTTGTCTACCCCGCCGCCCTCTGCGTATTGCTCAACACCCGTTGGCATCTCGCCACCAATTAAGCTTTGAATCCGACTCTGTAGCATTGCATCCATTATGGCGTACTCACTGTAACGACCCCAATACCAGAGGTAATTGTTTGGCCAGTTGGGTGGGTTTGATGGCTGTAAAGGTCTCTAAACTTCGTGCCGTCAAACGCTTGATGTATTTGGTTCGTAGTATTGAAGATTATACTACCCGTTGCAAATTGAAGCTCGCTTATCTCAGCGGCGTTAAAATGCGGCGAAATGGTGAAATCAACCGATCCAAGGTTCAACTCTAGTATGCGAATCAGTCGGTTAAATGTGTCTGAGTCAACAGAATCGCCCTGTGAAAAAGGTAATCTGGTCTGAAGAAGCCTGCTCATGCACGTTTGCCGCTAGGCTGGATGTCGATTCTTGTAGAACCAAGTCTCCATTTATAACCCTTCTGATCAGCAGCCGTGTTGTCATCGTCGCTCTCAAACCGAAACGCTACCTGCCTTGCCCTCGTGCGTACATTGCTAAACGTGGTTGTTGGCGTAACTTGCGTGGTTGAATCAGTTACTAGGCTCTGGCCGGGATAATCCCTGCTCTTGAGTACAATGTTCATCGCAGGATCTGCGCTCACGCCAGACTCAGTGACAAACTTCATATCAGGGATAATCTGCTTTATGAAAGTGAACGAATCCCCAGACGATATGTCCAAGTCGGCGCTTTCAATAAACACGCCAGTCATCGCGTCTTCGTAGTCATCAAAGCCACTTTCGTGCTCGAATACGCATTGCTGAGAGCTGCTGGTTGCAGTGGCATACGGTAGATCCTCTATGCCTGCATCAAGCCATGCGTAACGAATCAAGCTTCCCACTGACCAGTGGTTTTCTTCATAGTTGTAAATGACGTATCGGCTGATCTCGCCAGTGCCGTCTGCAAGACTTGGATAGAAGAACCATATCTCGCTGAACTCTGTGTTCACACCCATGTGGCACTTGAACGCCTGCGATAAGTCTAAGTCTTCAAAGACGTACTCTTGCACGGTGCAGGGCAGCCGCTTGACTGAGCCGCTGTAGAAATAAAACCCTGTCTTGCTGGCATAAAACACACCGTTTGGTGCGTTCACGGCAGACTTGGGCGACAACAGGCCAGAACCCTCGTTGATCAAGTTGATCGCAAAGGTAAGCGGTGGCCCGATAAAGTTCATGCTGTAGAGGCTGGTGTCGGTAAAAATCAGGATCTCTTGACGAGACTTGATGCCGCCGACAATGAAAGAGCCAGAGGATAGCCGTAAAGAGCCTGCTGTGTTGGTAGCTCTTGGCTCAAAGTCCAAATCATTTTCTTGATCCGAAAAGGCTACAAGCATCGGGTCAACCAGACCAGTCCTGCTGCCGCCAGAGATCGGGTCTGCGCCAAGAACAACCAAATGGCGGTCTGTTTCTGACGTGATCACCTGAAGCGCCACAGTCGGCACTAGATTGGCACCACTAACGCCGGAAAGCTCAAGCGCCCTAACACTGGTTCCGTTGTTTTCCACCCAACGATAGATACCCGCGCCGCGAGGGTTAATAATCAGGTTCTCGCCATAGTTGTCATGCGCCCATAGACGTAGCTGGTTTACTGAGCTGATGGATGATGCGGAGCCAAAGCCACCAGAACTCCAAGTGCCGACGCCCCAGCCAGAGGATTTGACGAAAGTGTCTAGCCCTACATTGATTTGATAGGCACCAACCACGCTTGAACCGCCATTTCCGCTGTCAGATGCGTTAGCTGTGACTGTCGCTCCAGACGTGTCTTTCGCGGTTATCTCGTAGGTGTTTGTGCCAGTAACTAGAGATATTTGATATTCCTGATTCAAAACATCCGCTGTCACGTTACCGCCAAGGCTGACCGCTCCGCTGAACGTCACGAAGTCGCTGGTCACTGCGCCGTGAGAAGCGTCTGTCACCGTGATCGTTGAAGAGCCGTTAGCAGCGGCAAATGTGACATCGCCAGCCGAAGTCGTTACCCTGATTGGGGTGATGTCGTAGTAAGCATTACCCTCTTCGATGTAATACTTAAACGTCGAGCCGATACCAAGGTATCGAACACCGCCAAGGCTTATCCAAGAGTGAAGTGCTCTTCCCGTACCAAGGTAATAATTGGTGCCGAGCTTTTTCCAGCCACCTACTTTTTCGACACGACCCTTTCTAAATCTTATGAGGTTACCGTCTACCCAGCCGCCTTTGGCCGAATAATCAGTGCCCTCTTTGTCGATGCCCGGTTGAAAATCTAGTGTTTGTAGCGGCATGGGCCATTACGCCAACCGAATGATCGCGCCAGTAGCCGTGGGGCTTGGGAAGACGATAGTAAAATCGCCAGCCGTACTGGTTTTGTCACCACCGAAATCAATTACTGCACACGCCTTATCAGACTGAGTGTCGTTATAAATCATGCAGCCGCGAGCTGTGACAGTAGCCGTACCAAATGTAAGGTCGGCAAAGTCGCACACCGCAGTCGTGCCAGAAGTCGTTGGAGTTACTGATGTAACCGTAGCGCCGCCAGACGTGTAGTTAGTGCCGCTGGCTTGTCCTGTCGTGGTGAATGCTGTAGTAGCAGCGCCAAGGGTCGCGCTAGACGTGTAAAGCGCAAGCTTGAAAGCGTTGCCACTGGTAGCTGTAAAGTTATGAGTCCCAACCAAAAGCTCTTGCTTGAAGCTGGTAGGAATTGCGGAAGTGATGGCCATATCAAAGCTCCTTGATTATTTTTGCCATGTCTTCATGCCCCTGAGACGCAAGTAGACCACGAATCGTAACTCGGTCAGAAGCTATAGCGTTTTTCATCCCCATCAATATTAAAGTATAAACTTGATTGCGGAAAGCCTCAGCTTGCAAACGAATGTGCGGCTCAGCCTCTTCCGATATACCTAAAATCTTCTTTGTTGTCTCTTTTGCCCAAAATTCTACATCATGGCCACGGTTATCGGTTGTCGAAACCATCACCTGACCCATCTGAAAAACACCCTGTGACATGACTACCCCTTATACGGTTCTGGCGAGGACGGCAGCTCTACCGTCTCTAGTTTGTGCTTCTTAACCATCTGCGCCAGCTCTGAGCGGTTGCAGACTACCCACTCACCCTCTGGGTTTGGCATTGCTATTTTCGGGTTAGGCAGGCGATGGTAGCCATACAGTCTGTCTTGCATATCGACGTTCTGATCTAGCAACGAAGACCTTGGGCTTACGCCAACCTTGATGCCAATGGCAATCATCTTGCATATCCAGAACTCAAGGCAGGCTCTACCTGCCTCTGCGAAGTGCAAGTTGTTTTTGTAGCTGAAGTCCATGCCAAACAGATCGACTTCGCCCACTTTGTTCCACGCAGCAAAGGCTAAGGCATAAGCCACAGTAGTATTCATGTAAGCGCAGCGTTGGTCTTTAATGACCTCTTCAAGCGGGTATTCGACCAAGGCTGGTACGCGCTCGTCTAGTTCGCAGCTATAAATCGGTTTATCAAACGTGGGTAGCAGCTTACGCATCACCTCGGTTTGATTGCCTGCATCTTCGGTGTCAAGGAAGCGGCTGGCAGGATCGAGCATAAACACGCGATCACAGTCAAAAACCGACAAGGCTGAGTTAATCAACCAAACCTCGTCCCATTCAACGCTGTTTT